CTCTTCTGTGCAACAGATATAAAATCGCGCCTTGCCAAAGGGGTTTAATTGTTGATTTTCAAAGAATTACAGAATTTGCGAGGGAAATCAAGGCCATAAGTTGAGCATTTTGGGAGCAATGTTGTTATCGTACCCCCGGCAAACCGGTAAATTGAATCCTGTTACCTGCGATTTTTTCAAAATAGTGCGGCCGACATATATAATACTTGAACGCATCACTGAAGTTTGTCGAGCGCATTGGAAGGTGCTCTTCCGGTAATTTTTCTGAAGATTTATTTTTGTGAATTGATTTATCCCCGTTTGGAGTGACCCGAAGGATTTTCTCTGCTCCTTCCATGGAAGACTTCAAACATTTGCAGTTGTGCTGATCCATTAATATTTCCGGAAGTTCCGGATGTGATCCCTCCAGCATGATAAATGCCAGTTCAAATTCCGCTTGCTGACTTATGGTCTCCTGACCTTCATTCATTATGGTCACCGTCCAGCCTGTCGAATTTCCTTTCTTATCGTACTCAACCGCTTTCTTGAATTTTGAAGCATGGTCTTCCCCCACCTTTTTATATTGATGCGTGGACCTATCCGGATAAAGCAACAAATGTTTTTCCTTATGGTATTTATAGAACTCGACAAATTTCTCACCCAGTTCCGGAATCCATTGCTGAGTGGTACCCGGAATGGTATAAAATTCTTTTAAGATCCTGTTTGCCTTCCCCTGGTCCTGACCGGTAACCAAGGAACACATATTCCCCGTATCAAGCCCGCCCTCGATGGCTTGTTCGTGATTTATATATTTTAGGTCCAGGGACAGTTCCTCGATCTCTTCTTCCCAGGCAATTTGATCTACCCTGGAATAATTGAACCCATCCTTGTAAAAATTCTTCTGTGATAATGTTGGATAAAACTGCTTTCCTTTTTCCAGTTTTGGAGTGATGGAAAAAATGGAAGATGCTACTTCCGAAAATATCATGGTCTCCAGCTGCTCCTTAAAATAATCAAGTCCTAAAAAATCAGCATTCACCAGGGAACTGGCAATATAAAAGAACGTGGAATTTTTCCGCAATAGCCTGAACCGCTCGATCCATCGATCCAACTTGTTTTTTGTGTTCTCATAATTCTTGGCATCCTTGGAAGTTTCGGCGTGGTAAAGCTCGATTTTAATCTGGTTAATGGTGAAGGCAACATGGAGCATCAAAGTAATTTGCTCGACATCCATATTTTTTTCCATCCGAAGGATCCAGTCGTGTTCCCCGTGGTTTGTATTTGGCATATCCGTCATGAAAGTCCGCCCACCATAATACGGGGATTTTCGGAATTTGATTTCACCCCCACGAACCGCCGGGGTGAGTTTGTTTATTTTCCTTTCCGATTGGAATTTTACTTCATCCCCACCTACATGCTGATAAGAATCCCCGGCACCGCCCGAGGGCCTGTCCTGGGAAATTACTTTGAAGTGGGTGCCGTTGTGAACAGTTATAGAATCCTTCCATTCTATCGGGGCTTTATATGGCTTATCAAAAAATGAAGGAGGTCTGCGGTTGATTACAAAGTGATAATCTTCCATCCAGTCGTTCCGTTTCCAACCTTCAATTAATGAAGGGACCACGTTCTTCCTGGCATTCATAAAAGTATCACTGGAAAGGGCAATATAACAACCCGGCATATCATAAGAAATATCCTGAAAGCGTTGTGCGGCAATCTCCGTGGTTTTTCCTCCCCCACGGCCTGCCACTAAACCAAGGTTTTTGGGTTGGAGCATTAATATTGTCTGCGCAAGCCAGTTGGCATAACGCAGTTCAACATCCAGTTCATTCTTCGGGACTGCTCTCTTTCTGGCCATTAAAATCTAATATTTCGCGAGGTATTACTCCGCCATCTTGTTTTAAACGAATTTTTTCCGCTTCTGTAATATTGAATAAATCAACCATTGCCCCCAGCTTGTTCCTGTCTGCCAATTCCGGAAGGCCAACATCTGAAGTATCTAAAGAGTAAATCTTATATTTCTGTTCAAACATTCCTTCCGGGAATTGTTCTACATCCGGCAGGTGCAGTTGTTTGAGATTTCCTGCCTTCACCCAAATATCGGAAGCAATCTTTATATCGCTTGCACACTTTGCGGTTTCCAAAACCAATTGCGCTGCCGACATCTGCTTTTCGTAATGTATATGGCGGTAAGCATCCTTTTTTAAGTCCCCATCAATATAAAAGTACTCCACGGCATCCCGTACGCGGGATTTGGATTGCTTCATGGAAAGATCTGGGAAATGAAGCTTTAATTTTCTGGATGCGTTATTGGGGGAAGCGCCGGAATAAATAAAACCCCTGGCATATTCCAATTGTTTCACATAGTCGTGGATTTCATCCGGAAGGACCACGCTCTCATCACCCGACCATTGTTCCAATAGTTGATAATGTTCGCCTTCTGCTATTTTCTCCATGATCTTACTCAAGTCCGAATATTTCTTTTTTCTTGGTTTCAAATTCGGTTTCCAAAACCATCTTATCGTGGATCTGGATGGCCGTAATATTTCTGGATTTGACTTCCTTCTTTAAAGCCTTCAATTTTATATACTGAATATCCAACCGCCCGCCTTCATATTCTTCCCGAATAGTAGATTTCTTGTCCCGCCAGATATTCAGGAAACTGGATTTGTTCACTCCCAGTTTCAAGGCAATATCACTGGGGCCAAAATTGCAAGAAGCCAGCTTCCTCACATCTGCGAGGAGCTGGCTGTCCAGTTCATTCAATATCATTTTGTTAGATGGCATTGTCATAATTCATTTACCAATCAGCTTTATAGAATTCACATCCGTTCATAGGATCTATATGCTTACTAATTTTATACCCATCTTTCATAAGTTCCATAGCAGCTGAATCGCTTAGGTTTTTTCCGAAACAAAGAATACAACTAGTAAAACCAATTTCAGCTTGAAGTTTAATTTCCTTTAAAGCTTCTTCCCTGGTCATTTGGTTTTCCAGCGACTTTGCTCGTGCTTCTTTTGCATTCATAATTATTTCTTTTTGAGCAAGGATTTTACATATTGAGCTTGCCAGCTATATAATTCCACGGCAGCATCATACTTCGCCTGGTCTTCCACATTTTCGGTTTCACCCGATTTCCTCTTGTTGGTAGAAATGTTTTTCCTGAGGGCACTGGCTTTCAAACTCAACTCTTCGGCATTTAAAGCATCCAGTTCTTCCTTGATTTTTTGCGCTTCGAATATTGGATGAGCGCCAAGGATCTGCCCGTTGTTTTTATAATGCTCCAGTTCAGCAAAAGCCTGTTTGTTCTCGATGAAATTATCGACTATATCACGGGACAACAATCCCTCTTCTTCAGCGGTAAGCGAAGCGAACAACTGACTGCGCCCTGCCTTGTATTTTTCATAAGCAGTGATCATTTCATTTATCAGGAGTTTTAATACGTCCGGACAATCTTTCTCCCTTAAAAATGGAAATTGCTCCCGCAGTTTTATGGTTTTCTTGACTTCTATAGGAACTTCTTTTGAAGTTTCCACAATTGCCAGTTCCCTTTCCGATTTTATAAAGGCAAGTAAATCTACCTTTTTACGGCCTTCAGGATCGCGTTCACTATCATCAGATAATGCGCCTGCTAATTCCTGAATCTCTTTCCACTCTGCGGTAGCGGGATTAAAAGCTAATAAATAAGCTATGCCTGAAGAAATATCATTTGAAGGATCTACCACAACCATCTCAGGCTGCTCTTTCTCCTCTTCCGGTTGCGATTGCACCTTGGTTCCCCAAAGTGCCAGCATTTGCCTTTCTTCAAGCCCCACGGCCTTGCATAATTCATAAGCTATACGCTTGCGCTCTGCCTCAGTGTCGTTCATCCTATTAAAGCTGCCCAGGAAGGATAAAGATTTATTTGGAAGGGAATTGTAAAGGTTCTTGCCCCCGGTGAGGCTGCGGTCAAATTTAATGAAGTCGATCACACGTTGCTTGTGGCTCATAATGCTGATTTTTTAGATGATTTATTCTAATATATCAAACCTAGCATTTTGATCGAGGTAACAAAAGGACAGTTAAGGTAACAAGCCAAACATACCCCTCTCTAAAAGTGGTCAAAAAGCTGTGCAATCGTGCAGAAAAGTAAATATGAACGCTTAACGCCTGTAACTAAAGGGTTTCTTTGCGCACGGCAAAACGCACGACTTGCACGAATCAGGCTCCTTGCGCACGAATTTAATCCACAAAAAAAATCCGCCCTCATTGCTGAAAGCGGATTTTCTAACTAACTAACGAATCAAACAAACTTCTTATATGCTTCTGCTGTGCTCAAAGAACACAAACACGCCTGCGGCCTGTTCGAATGCTTTCAGAGTAATCCGTGCACCGGCAAGTCCTGTCCAATCGGTCGCTCCGGCAAGGATAAAGTTTCCTCCGGATGCTATCGTTGCAGGGTTGGTGCCACCGCTACCTATTACGGTATAAGTGCCATTGTGTACTGCATTGGTAAGATCGGCAATTGCCGTTGCCACAGTGTTGTCCTGAAGTTGGTATTCACCACTTCCCGCGGCAACATCAACAGCCATGGCATCGATCGCGACCAAAGTAGCTACATCAAAAGTGAAAGTACTGTAGTATCTACCAGGTAAGCTCTGACTTCTCCTGAATTGCTGAAACTTGATCAGGTCTTTCACGCCTTCGTTATTATCGGTCCCTTCAACCATAAGGCTCAAAGGGTTGCAGCGGCTTCCGTACACTTTATAGTAAGGAGCTTCGCTTCCGTCACAATCCCCAACTTCTACGGCCAAACCGACTGCCCGGTTGGTCAAATTGGCTAACATTTCCTCAAGTTCAACCGGAGATCCCGGATGAGTGAATTCTGGCAATGCCTGGAATGACATGGAATCTTCTTCTCCCTCGCTTGATCGGGGCAAGGAAATGGAACTGGAGGTAGCATAGATCTTGATTGCATATTTCCCTGGTAGGAAAACATAACTACCCAACATTTTTATTCCTTTACTGTCCCTGGTAGGGGTGCTTAGAACATCTGCCCAATCAAACAGGACAATATTGGTGTTTTTTCCCTGCGCCGCTCCGGCACCGGCAATATTGGTTTTTGGGATATTTACTTTTATAAATGACATCTTTTTTATGTATTAAGATTAATAAAAGCCCCCGGTTTCCCGGAGGCCTTAGTACTATCCTCGGGCAACTTCTATGAACTTGCTTCCGTTAAATTCTACAGTGATATATACACCCACATTAAGAGTAATAGCAGCAGAAAGGAAGAAATTCCCTGCGCTGGCTATAGTGGTCGCATTGGTAGCAGATCCACCTTTGATGGTGTATTGCTCACCAACAACGGCATTCACGATATCGGTAATAGCAGTTGCTACGGTGTTGGCAACGGTCACGAATGAAGTACCATCAGCGGCATCGGCTGTAGTGGCATCAGCGGCAAGTGCTATCTCCACAACAGGCGCAGCGGCTCCGGCAACTTTTCTGCTTATCTCAATGAATTTTCCTCCTGCCAATGCTTGAAGCACTAGTAAGGATCCATTGGTCAATGCAAAATCTCCAGATGCAAGAATAATGTTTGCGTTATTCTTAACAGTAGAAACCAAGGTATCTTGATTTCCTGTCACATAAACGCGGGATCCAACAGTGGCATCATCAAAAGTGGTGATGTCTGTTGCCTGTGTGTTGTTAGATCCTATCACAAGGCTATTGTGAACGGCAAGTGAAGGTGTGGCATCATCTGCGGCAACCGGTACATACGTAGTTGTCAATGCTTCCACATCGTTAGAGAAAAACAATTGGTTTTCAAAACTATCTGCTGCCAGATCCAATTGCTTACGTCCAAACACGGCAATAAAAGTACCCAGTTTGTAATCTCCAAAAGCTAGGATGTCCCTTGGATCTGTTCCGCCTTTTTGAAACTGGATAAATCCATCTTCTCCCGGCTTATCGGTCAAACTATACTCATTGTCTTTTGTGGTGATGTACATCAAATCTTCGCCTTCCAACTGGTCATAAGTAACCAATTCGATGTTGGCAAAATTATCTACTGTATCTGTATCACCTGTATAATTGGTATTTCCGCCATAAATATTCTTCCTGGCTTCGTTGTATTTGCGTTTCCAGAATGGAGAGATAACATATTGCAATTCGGGCAGGATCTTCACATCATGCGGCAATAGCTCGCACATGGTATTCACGTAATCGTAAATATTTTGTGAAGTAGGTTTTCCAACAATAAATGCATTGTATTTAGTACCTCTTGCTCTCAGGATCAATTTAATGAAGCCGTCAAAGTTGTTCATAAAGCTGGCAGGAGTAGTTCTGGCTGGATCACTGAAGTAAACTCCACGTCCCATGACAATTTTATCTTCCTTGCGCGCACGCTTCATAATTTCGGTCACCACATAATTTACATAAATAAGTTTGTGAGGGTTGGAATCTGTAATTCCCAAAGCGGCAATGTTTTTTAGGTAGGATTTTTCAAGTTTCTTCAACTCATATCCTTTAAACAACATGTCTATTTGGATATCCCTTACTTTTCCAATTTCTGCCTCAAACTTCGCTTTGTTCTTTGGAAGGAACGTGGATTTTAAGGTTTGAGTGATTTCACCTGTTGCAATGGTAGTGTAAACATATTCATCACTTACCCCACTTACAAGCTCCACATATTTCTTCATTTGCAACCCGTCAAGCAGGGTGGTATGAATCAACATAGGATCTTTGCGGAAATAAGCCTGGATATCAGAATTCAACTTATCGATGTTGGCGGTTTCTGTCCAGTTGGTGGCTGCAGTGATGGTTTCACCGGCCATTGCTTGTCTGGCTGCTTCGTTCCAAGGTCTGCCCGCAAATTCGTTCCAGACATCATTGCTCGCGAACAAGTGAGTCTTGGAATGCGCGATTTTTGAATTCTTCATTGCACTTCCTTTAATTATTTCAACCGTTTCATCGGTTTCCGGCTTTTTGGCCATTTTTTCGTTTTCTGCCCTTATAACTTTCATTTCCGCTTCCATTGTGGTTTGTCGTGAAATAAGTTTTTCCACATCGGTAGATGCAGTTGTTTCAGGAGCTTGTTTTCCTTCTTTTTTGGCATCAGGATCTTCTTCTCCTTCTTTACCTTGCACCCCTTTCATATAGGCACTCACAAGCTTCAATGCCTTATCGGTGTCTTCACTGGCAAGGGCCGTGTTGTAATCTGTCATAAACTTTTCTGCGAAGCCTTCAATTTTCGCGGCCGCATCAAGTTTAACTTTGTCCTCTGCGGACAATTCCAGGGTTTCCTTGGCGTTCAATTTGTCCTCCATGTTGATGTTCAGGAAGGCAAAAATCAGCGGGAACATTGCTGCTAACTTTTTCATTGGTTTTTAAGTATTTGGTTATTGAAACATAAATGATCTGGCATTTGCCAGAAACTTGACCTGTTCTGCAGCTTCTTCAAAATCTTTTATTCCGTCTATAATCCCATATTCCTCTGCTGCTTCAGCATAGAACATTTTTCCTTCTAGGATGCCTTCCACGTCTGTCTGTAAGTTTGGGCGGGATTGTTTAACGAAATTCTGAAATTGAATCGCGAGCGGATCCAGGTGCTCTTTTCTAAATTCCTCATAGTTGCCTTTAAGGGCTTCTGTGGAACTTTTATTTTTAAATGAAGACACACTAGAGTAGATAGCATGTTCTTCTACCCCCATTTTTTTTAGATATTCGGTATAATCAACAATTGTGGCCATTACCCCAACACTCCCGAACATTGCAGAAATATTGTTCCGGGCATATAGCTTATCTGTCGCAACACCTACATAAAGGCCGGCACTGGCGCAAATATCGGCAAGGCCAATAACAGGTTTTGATTTTTTCTTTAGGAATTCCAGATAAGGGGCAATAGAGGTCATAGTTCCCCCGGGGGTTTCCATCAGCCAGATTTGTCCAATAATATTGGGATCACGGTCAAACTGTTCAGCAAAAAAAACGAGTTCATCAGATCCCCAATTGTACCAGGAACCATATTTCAACATAGGCCCGGCAATTTGAACAACGCCTATACTGCCCTCTGGCGTATTGGGATGTTCATTCCTGTTTATATAATCCCCATTTCCGTCAACAATAAATCGGCGCATTTCAATTTGCGATTCCTTGGTGGCCATTGTTGGAGATTGTGGGAGTTGTTTCCCCTGGAGGATTTTGGCAACCATAAACAACCAGGCTTGCGCATGTTGTTCAGATAGTGCCCAGGTAGATGAAATAATTTCAGAATCTGAATGAGAGAACATTGTTCTTCTTTAGTAATGAGATTCAATAATAGTGTATAGGAGTTCCTGATAAAAGGACAATAATTAATGCAAGAATGAGATTGGGAAAATTTTCAAAGGCTTTTTGCCTTGTTATTTTGATAAAATGAGGGCAAAATCCCCTAAAAATGCCAAAATAAAAAGGACAAAGCTTCGATAAATCATGTGAACCGCTGTAATTGCTGGCGTTTCGCCTTTTTTTCCCGGTCATAATACTTGACAAAGGTGTCAAATTTTGTTTTTGAGTCCGAAATTTTGTAATAATCCATAAACTCCGTAATGGAGGCGTGAACAATTCCCTTTTTTTTTCCGTTGAAGGTATGCGCAAAAACGGCCCCATCTACAAAATGGATCAGGCAGGTTTTAAACCAGGCATCAAATACCGAAATGATTTCTTTTATTTCCTCCTCTCCAAGGCATAAAAACGAATATTTTCCCCCGGGAACAGCTTTGTCATGATCCCCGGCATAATTTGAAACTGCCAGGTACATCGTAAAGCCTTCCTTGACAAATGCCGGTTTGTTTCCTTTTTTTAGGCAGCGATGTATCAACTTCCCAAATTCACTGTCCCGTCTAATATGTAGGGCTTTTGTATGGCTTCCTTCTTCCAGTTCCTGAACTGGAGTATTCATCTGGGAAATCACGAATTCGTTCAAATGCTCAGGGAGGGGGAAGGGAATCAGCTGTTTGTTCAAAGGGGGTTGTTTTAACGAATATATAACATTTTATACAATTTGTTATAAATAAGTGTTAATAATTACTCAAATCCCCCTAGCCCCCAAAGGGGGAATTACCCCTTTGGGGGCTAGGGGCTATGGGGAAAGGGCTGCACCAATCACATACCCAACTCCGGCGGCTCCTATCAAAATCAGAAAGCGCTTGAACCAACCGGGTTTTTTGTCTTTTTCGGCTTTGAGCTGCGTTTCGGTAATGCCAAGGTTTTTGAAGATGAGTTGCAATTGCTGTTCCTGGTCTGAGATGGTTTGTTCCTGCAATACATCCGCAGACTTATATTTACTGATTATCAGCGTATTTATTAAAGTAGTTGCCCGGAGTTCATCCAGTTCTACCAAATCCAATGCCACCCGCTTCGCGATATCGAACGGAAGTTTAACGGTATCTTCTTGAGATAAGGCGGGCAAGGCTGTCAGCATTGTGAGTGCTATTAATAATAGTCTTGTTTTCATTGCTTTTATGATAAATTGCGGTTTTTGAGTTTTCCAAATCAAGAATATCAACTTGCAGTTTTTGGGTCAAGTCAACCTGCGAGTTGATTTTTTCTTCCAAAACCTCAAATGCATTTATATTGGATTCCTTCTGGTCGTTCAATTCCACATTCAGGGTTTTAATGGATTTATTAGCACCGCTTAATTCAGAATTCAGGGAAAATATAAAATAACCGGCAGCAACCAGGAGCGCAATATAAATAATGTCTTTGAGTTCTAATTTCATAGTTATTTATTTAGGCCTTCCAACCGCCACCTTTACCTCCAAAAATCCACCAGAATAATCCAATGGCCCCCACGGCAATTGATGCAATTACAATTAAAACGATCCAGTACCATTCCATAATTTTTATTTTTAAGAGTTTATACTCGTTTATACTCTTCTCATCCAGCCGTTGAAATACTTCTCCTGGCGTGGATTTTTTTCACAAATTGATTTGTACCTCTCAAATTGAAGTCCGTTCAAAACTTTCAGCAAAATCCTGTCATCGACTTTCCTATATGCCGAAATGGTGGCGGGTCCTATCTGGCCATCTACTTTAAGATCCCTAAAATTTTGGCCGTTCCGGTTCATAAGGTTCAGGGCTTCCTGAAGGAAGCGTGAAGCAATGCCCACTCCCATATTCACGCCTGTATCAAATAGTTCGAGCGCCACCTCATAATTTATGATGTTGTCAAGGCCGTTGGACTTCCAATAATCGCCGTAATAAATTTCCTTGGCATCCTGAAGGCTTAGGTTCCTTATGTCCAAATTTGGGTAAGAACGTTTGGAAATGCCGTATTTGGTTTCTCCACCGCGATCTGTGGGATCGTTCACGTAGCCGCCTTCAATGCCGATTAATTCGATAAAGGCTTTTTCAAAATTCTGGTTCATTGCTCTTGATTTTTTTTGTCCGCATTGCCATCTGCCGACGTTTTATATTCAAAAATTTCATTTTGAAGTTGATCCAGTAAATACACATGCTCCGGGAAATCCTTCATAATAATGCGCATTAGGGGAAGCATCGAGTTTAAAATGGTGTGCGTTCTCAAAAGCCTAGTGCGCTCTTCCTGAACATCTTTTTCAAGCTCGTCTATTCTCCGGTTCAATTTTTCTATTTGGGAATGTTTATAGGTGGCTTTATCCGATTTTAGACGGTTCTTTTCTTTGACCCATTCCATAAAGGTCGAGCCCCATTTGTTCGCACCCAGAGCCAGAAGTATTGTTCCGGCGCTTCCTATAATCGCGATTACAATAGAGTTGTCCTGATTTTCTATCATAATTTTATGATTACCCGGTGTGCCAGCTCTTCCGGAATTGTGTTCATATCTCGCTGCGCCTGGTTGGGCGTGATGGAGTACCACACCACCACGGCTTTTCTCATGTTGCAATGCCCGCAATCAACAATTTCCAGCAAAAACAGATATTCCTTGTAGATCTCCAGTTCCCCGGCAAAAGCCTGGTAATCGAAATCTTCCGAAGTGTCCAGCACGGCAATATCATTTACGATGGTGCTCACGGTTGCCCTGACTTTTATAAGGGGTTTTTGGCTCACCTGCGCAATGCCGCAGCCGGAAAGGGAAAGGCTTAAAATCAATAAGAGTAGTAATTTTTTCATTTTGTGGGGGAATTTTGGGTTAATAATTTGATGGGCAACATATATTTATTTGGGGGCACATTTTTTATTTTCCGGAACAAGGTTTCAATTTCTTCGGCTGTTGGCGCGTATTCCTCCAGCAATTCTTTGTTCATAATACCAGGCTCCGTATTGTCATGCTCCAGCCCGAAAAAATGACCGAGCTCGTGAAAGATGATGATCCTCGCCACCGCTTTGCGATTCCTGTATTTGCTGTTGACCAGCATTCGTCTCTGGTACACGTTCAAATTATAATTGACACGCAGCCCAACGCTGCCATCTTTATTTGGATCCTGTGGAGGGAGTTTCCTGAACTCATCTGGGGACATGAATTCTATGGAAGCCAAATTATTTTCTATATGGTAGCGGGCATAAAACCCATTGTCCAGGCCAAGCTGAATGAATTCCTCCAGCACGGCATTGGTGAGCTCCTGATTATTGGACGGTACTTCCTGCCCGGAAGAGGTCCCGAAACAGAAAATGAGCATTATGTAAGCCAGCCACTTCATTAGTTATATTTTGCCATAAATTCCTTTGTGCCTTCAATGGTTTCGTATTCAGATTGAATTTTCTTGTATTTGTCGATGAAATTCAAGGCACGGTTCATATCGTGCTCCAGGGATTGCTCGCAGTGGTCAAATTCCAAATTGTTTAAATCGTGCCTGAAATTCAAGCCCCATTCGTTCAGGTTGTCCAGCTTGAAATTCAGTTCGAAGACCGTGCTCATTTTTTCGCCCGCTATCCCAAAAGGGAATTGTGATTTCTTTTTCAGGAAAAGCCAGTTGAAAAATTCCGCGCCAACGATGTTGCCTAAAATATCATAGCCAACTCCTGTCTGCTTCGCTTGCTCCCCGTTTTCTAACAGGATTTCACCTATGTTTTTCCTTCGTTTTTTCAGGGTGGCTAAATAGTGGATGGTTGCGGCCAGGGAAACTATTGGCAAAAGAATAATGCCGATGAATTTCAGCAATAAGCCGATCAGGAAACGTCCTATGTGGGTGATGGCTTGTTTCATACGATATCTATATCCGCTTCCCAATCGCTTGGAGAAGTGCCATAGTTCTCTCCTATTTCTACTTCTTGCTGCAATTCTGAAAATTCTTCCAACCGTTGCATTATATTGTCATACAAATTAATGTTGGAATTGAGCAAAGGAACCATTCCATTGTTTTCAATTTGGATTATCATATCCCACGACTTTGGGGCATTGCTTCCTAATCCATCCAATTTTACTATCCTATCAAATTCATCTTTGTAATAGTAATATCCCTGTGGCGTGATTCCGTTCTTGTCCGCGAAAAACCCGTCAATTATGAACCTTACAATTACATTGATAGGGGTTCTTGCCTTTGGAGGCACAACCGGAAATTCTGTTTTTGTTCTTAGTTTTAGCATAATTTTTTATATTAATGATTGTCCGGAGTTAAGTTTTGCTGTGATTTCTGAAATTTGCTCTTCATTTAAAATTATGTTAAAAAAGTCTGCTTCATCAATTTTCCCGGCTGATTCTTGTGTTGCAGCGTTTTGCCCTATAAATAAATTACTACTTTGGTTTGATATTATAATTGTTGTCGATAACACAAGCTTACCGTCCATGTATATTTTAGTACCATTTGTGACCCCACTTTGAAATGTCATAATTATGATATGGTCTAACCCGTCATTTATATTTATTCCAGTTGACTTAAACCCTCCTCCCCCGAAAGAATATGTTCCTAAAACACCTTGACTTGTAAGAATACTATATGCGGTATTTTTAGATAAAATTCCGCGATATGCAGATCCTATATTTGACGTTTTAACAATAACTACCATAGAGGCAGTATTGATTTGTAAGTTTGCGGCATTCCCACAATCAATTTTAGAAGTAGTACCGTTAAAGATTGCCCTTTGTCCGACCATCCCCGCTTCATATGTAATTGCCGTGGCTGTTCCGTTATTAGTTCCTTTACTGTCTAATGCATTGCCATCCAATTTCCAAGATGAAACTAAATTGGTAGTATCAACAACATAAGTGATAGCTGTTTTTTGTGAAATTACATTGCTTGTGGATTTATTATAATAAATATCCGCTGGTTTTACTTCAAAATTATAAGTTGTATCTAGGTTTAATCCCGTTGCATACTCCCCACTTATAATTTTTTTCTTATAAACCCCGTTTACATACAGTTCATAAAATGAAATTGCATTTGCGCTTCCCGTGGGGACCGTGAAATTAAGTTGTACCGCAGAACCGTGAACTGTGCCAACTGCTAAATCGGTAACAGGGTTTGGGATTGTAAATAAATTGACAGGTTCTACTTGGCTGTAGTCAATAATCGCAGCTTTATTTGCCCTTGCCCAAGCTAGATCAGCATTTTCCGCGCCTCCGTTCGATGTTTGTAAAGAGGGGTGCGCCCAAATTTTAACTCCGATAGGGCAATCCCCGAATATAGTTTGATTGGTGCTGCTATTAGTTCCTAAGATAGTACACTTAGGCATAAATATAGCTGAACAAGCCCCTAAAACACGTTCTATTCCTGCTGGACCTTTAATTTCCAAAAGTTCAGGGAAATACAATAAACTTGTGGTCGTGTCCGTAAAAGTCCTATACGAAATAATGGTGGCACCATAGAATAATCCTTGTTTTAAGCCTGAATATCTAAAACATTCGGTTAAAATACTTAACCATTTTAAACATTTAATTACTTTTATAGACGCACCAGTAAATAAAGATAGGTTAATTGAAGGGTCTTCAATTAACCTACCTTCTGTTTCTTTATAATATGTGATATTGACATCATTTGTGAAATCAACATAACAATCTACATCTATTTTTGCTTCAATATCACTGCCAATAACAGCAAAATAGGATATGTTTGAAGATGAAATGTTGAGCTTTATAGCTAAAGCTTCTTTGCTATTTAGTGTACTAGCAATTCCACCAATGAACGTGTTTGGTATAATTGCAACACCCCTACTTTTTCCATATTCAAATAACTGTATTGGGTTCATATTTATACCGCGTTTGAAATTCGTAATGAAATGACCGTACCTATAACCGAAGCCGTTGCAGTGCTTCCAACCGCCCCGTTCATAATAGCTGTGGCATCTACCGGTCTTATCGTTTTTCCTGAACTCGCTAAAAATGTGATGGCTCCCGTGCCCTCTTTTTGAAAGGAATACACCCCATTAACGGTTGCGCCTACCGTGATGTTGATGGCATTGGTTCCGTTCTGGATAAGTACGTTCTTGCTATTTTGGGAATAACCTCCATCGCTTGCTAATTCAGTGTTAAATGATACTGCTGTGGTGACTGTTACCTGTGCGGGTTCTGTAGTATTTCCAGCAACATCCATACTCTCTTTCTCGCTCAACTTCCTGTAATCTCCAAGTGCGCCTGTTTTTGCACCTAAGAGTTCATAGGTTGCCCATCCTGTTGTAACAGTGGCATCTATGGAAGCATCCAATACATGCTGTAATTTCCCTACATTTTGGCTGGCTTGGTTTGCGAGTAACTCTGTAATTGTAGGATATTCGTTTTCTTTCCAGGCTCCACCTCCAATAACTAAACTATCGGAATAAGCTTTAGCTGCCGCAAGTGTTTCGGCATCTTTTGCATCCACATAATTTGTAGTTGCACCACCGCCAACTATATTCCCGCCGCCGGTAACCAGGCGCACATCATCAAGAAAATATTCCAACCCATCAACATTGGCCATCAGGCTTATTTTTGTAATGGTTGCCAGCCCGCTTGGAATAATAACGCTCAAAGGTTGATATACCACTGAAGAATCCGAATAATTTAAAGGTGGGTTTATCCAGATACTGCCCGCTTTTCCGTTGGATTTTAACCCTGCAATTAACCATCTGTAATCGCCGCCTACAATGTTTTTTATTTGATAAGATATTCCCATTCCATCAACCCAAAGTACTGGCGATGGAGGTATAAAAGGCAACGCCTGACTGCTTATTAACGGAGATATTACCTTGATGGCATAGGTGCCACTGGAAGGACTTTCAATATTGGCAAAATCAAAATCGGGGCCTGCACCGGTGGTGAGCCATTCGGCACCTTCCGTCCAGATATCCGTTGCATTTATGTTTTCGGGTGTGGTTGCCCCGGCTTTGATGCTCACAAAATTCGCGGCCAGATAAACCAAAGGATCATACGATGGTTCCACCGCGGGATTTGCTGGAGTGCCTTCTATAATTTCAATTTGATCGGTTGTAAGATTGATGGCGAAAAGGTCAAACCTATCTAAAGTAGCATCTGCAGCGGTTAAAATCACCTGCCGACTATCATTTAAGGTTATTCCGTCCTTTGTCCAGGTGGCAGATGGGAAAAATGTCAATCCAGACTGCCAGTTGGGGGAGAAGGATAAAATTTCGGTAGGGGAAGGGGCGGCGATGGCGCCTGCTCCTGCCGGACCTTGCGGACCCACCAGGGTGAGGAGCCAGGAAGGCACATCGCCCACATATCCATTTTGCACGGCCAGTTCATAAGTTGAAAACCCCGCGCTCTTTTTCCAACCAACACTCACACAATGGTAATGGCTCCCATCCAGCAAATAAGCAAAAGCGCCTACCGGTGGATTTGGAAAAGCGAGCTGCAGGGCAGAAAGAGTTGCGTGCGTGTCGTGAAACAAGGCGTTTTTGTTCACTTTTTCAAATACCTCGTTGGCATTTTCGGCAGAAAATTGCCCGTTGGGCTCAATAATTGGCCTTAAATTATATTTTGGGGCAAATGTTAATTTTTCGGGATATGCCATTACGCCAGGTTAAAGGTTAAGTAATACGGGAAGCCAATTTCGGCCGCCGCTTCTTCGGCAGAATTGCCTAAATATTGAATGGGTTCTATTGCTGCATGGGAAAAATTGATTTCGGTAGCGCCGCCGTTAAAATTGGCTTCCACTTCCATCGGGTTTTCATCACCCGCCAACTGGTACCGCTCCCCGGTATCGGTTATCACCCGAACCTGGTAAAGGCCCCGGATAAATTTATCCAGTTCCAAAAACTGGGTTTGGGAAAGCCCCGGATATATAATGCTGAGTTTGTTTTTGTACAGGGTCCCGTCATTAGTAGTGGTGGGGTTGGAACTCCACTTGATCTTGGACAGGCTGGTATATATTTCGGCAAGGGCGGGAAATGTAGATCCGTGGGCGCTCTTGAGTTGCACCTCGCAAATATTGATAATGAGATTTGAATTCCGGGTTGACAGCATATTACAAGTATAATCCAGTGTTTTGAATGAGAAAAGGACAAGCCCGGGAGTGGTTTTGGCAGTTTGGTTGTACGCATTTACTTTAAAAAATGTTAAATCGTGCAGATAGTGCGCAAATCGTGCATCAAAAAAACGAGGGTTTACAAAGGCTAAGCGAAGAAGCGCACAAAAGCACAGTCTTTTATTATATATCCTTAAGGTGTTTTTAAATAAATAGTATTATATATGTAGTTTTGCACATAAGCACTATTGATTCTTTCTTGTAAATGGGAGTCAAGAGGGAAAGCAGGTCAACGGCTACGCCGTTGACAAGTACCAGAGAGTACGCAGCCTGAACCCCCAAAGAAATAAAAATAAAGGAAGTGCTTTCATTATCGCTAACGCGATAAACCCATTAGGCCAAGGAAAGGAGATAAGGCAGGAGAGGGGCTTATTTGGATAGACTATATTAAAATTGACTTCAACATGAAATATTACCTAACTATTATTATTTTTCTACTTGCCTTTACTGGTCATCCCCAAAATTCTCCAATTAATGACTCCATTCATTTCGAAAATAAAATAGGCGAGTTAACTGAAAGAATTGAAAGTTTACGAACAGGAAATTCTACTCTGGAAAAAGATCTTCTGTATTATAGAGCAAAGGAGGATTATTATTCTGCAGCCTTGGCTGATCAATCTACGAGATTTGCCTTAATAGCCAGTGGATTATTGTTGGCATTCTCATTCATTTCCTATGCGGGTTTCCGGTATGAAATTAAGAAATTCAAAAAGGCTTCTGATGAAAGGATTAAAAAGGTTTCTAAAACATATAAAAAATCTAAAGCCAAATTTGATAAACTAAAAACACAACATTTTAAAAGTGAAGGCAATTTAGCAGCTACTATTTCTGGCAGTTTGAGAGAAAAGGAAATGATATTTGAAGCAGCGTACTATTCTATGGTAGCTGCAGATGCTCACAATTCTCATTGCGAACGGATTTTAAAAGAAATGACAGAGGAGGAAATCAGTGAAAGGGAGGACATGTACAGCGCCGTATTTGGAAATTTAAAAACTGCAATAAATACTTTTAATGATTTGGTAGAAAATGGTTCAATTTCCAAATATCAAATAAAAGATTCTGAAAAATTTTTGAAAGAAATTTTTCAGAATCTTTTGAAATCCAAAAACCAAGCTGTAATGGAAAAAACAGCTGAGATTTATATTCAATACCAAATCTTATCTAAGAAAAGCCAAGAAGACTCTAAGACTGAAAGTGACTAAGAAAATTCAAAACAAACTTAATTTCTGCTTAGGATTGCTCAAATCATAATTTGCAGTGATCACTTCGGTTTTTTTCTTACCGGGCTTACCGTTGCTGTTGGAAACGCTCACCGTTTGCTCCACGGTTTTCTGGCTCCAGTGGAATTCTTTGACATATTGCTTTAGAATATCACTTGGATAGCTGCTCAATAGGAATTTCCCCTTTATTCCGGAAAGCGCCTTCAGGAGGTTTTCAAAGTCCTGGAGGCTGTACCCGTCATAGTGGCCACAATCTGAATTGAAATATGGCGGATCGCAATAAAAGAAGGAATGGAGAGTGTCCCGGGAGTTGATGATCCGCAGGGCATCGGTGCATTCCACTTGCGTGTTTTGCATCCTTATGGCATAGGCTTCGGTAAAGCTTTCGCGTTTGTTGGTGATCTTTTGGGATGTAGTTCCTTTGGCCTTATCATATCCCCAGGAACCGTCCAGCATTGAAGCGAAGGATTGTGAAGCCAAAACCCAAACTGCCCATCCCCGTTTTATCCTGGTAAACAAATGCGGATTATCATAAACCACCCATGCATCTTTATGAAGGGACCGGGAATGAAGCGAAATCCTGATCATCTTCTCGAGATCTACAAAATCATTTTTACAGACTTCATAAAAATTGATCAGTTCTTTGTTGGTGTCGTTGATCACTTCCACTTCCGAGGGTGGCTTGCTCCAGTATACGGCACCACCGCCAATAAATGGCTCAGCATAAAGCTTGTGATCCGGAAAAAGAGGTGCCAGGGTAGTTATGAGGTTTTGTTTTCCTCCGTAATATGAGATTGGGGTTTTTAACCCGGTAAGAATATCTTTCATAATTTCAGTAAATAATTTATCTTTGTTGCTCTCCAAACCGTTAAACGCCGATATGCGTAGTCAAAGGCTTAGGCCCCCGATCTACGCTTATCGGCGTTTTGTTTAGTACGGTTTGGAGAAACTATTACTGAAGTCGGGGGCTTTTTTTTATCAGCTCCCTTTTTGATATCTTCAATATTAATTAAATCCCGATACTGGGAAAAGGACAGTCCTCCCCTACTTTAAAACAATCTACATGTCATTATTATCAGAAAAAGAAGAAGCGCACCGGCTTTACAATATGATGCGATCGCAACTAATGGATGTTGTGAAGAAAGAAGATCTGCATTATGCTGTTAAAGCCTGTTGTACCATTTCCATTGATCTTGCCAAAAGATCCGGGGATGATAAATATTGGAAAGCAGTCAACCTGGAGCTTTCAAAAATTCCCTTTGAATAACAACCAGAAATCTTCTTATTTCTATTTTTGTTAAATTGCCATAAATTAATCAGCTTAATCACTCCGATATGATCAAAAATTTTTTTAATTCTATTTTCCAGATATCTACCGAAAGAATGAAGAACCCGTTCATCTCTTCCTTTCTAGTTGCCCTTATTATCATCAATTGGAAAGCTATTTTAGTAATGTTGCTTTCTGATTTAAAAATTGAGAACAGAATAGAATATACCACAGGGAATTACATAAATATTTATGATTATTTGATTCTGCCTTTAGCAATAGCAGTCTTCTATACACTTGTTTTACCATACATAATGTACGGCATCGATCGATTGGTGAAATTTGCTGATGATGAAAAGTTAACCGGCTATTATGACAGAGAACAAAATAAAATGGGTAGAAGAATCGAACTGGCCAAGAGCGAAGTGGAACTGGAAAGAACCCGCGCCAATTCCGAAGATTTATCTGACCTAAATCAACAAATAGATAACTTAAAGAATCACAACAGGCATAAAGATGATTTAATGCAGAAAATCCAAAAGGATTTTGAAGATGTGAAAATAGAACTAGATGAAACCAGGCATAGATATATGGCTTCGAATAATAAAATATATCCAGAGGTGGGCGCAGATGTCTTTTTGAAACATTTATTATATAATAAAGAAAATAGATCCGTTTTTGAAGAATTAGGATTAGCTTATGATAGTGGGATTTTACCGATTACTTTGGATAACATTTCCTCAAAAATTGATAGATTCCTAAATCATCTTAATGATCTGGAAATTATTGAAATATATGGGAATAAAAATCAATTGAACCAAGGTTCTAGAGCAAAAGTAGGTTTTACCAAATATGGAATAAGTATCTGGAATGAATATAAAAAATCCCAAATTTTCAAGGATAAGAATTAGCGGAGCCTAACATTTCTCAGACTTCACAAACACCGTCTTCTTATTAAAAGCCGGCCCTTGGTTTCAATAATAACATGTTGCCTGGCTTCGATTTTGTTCCTGATATCTGCTGCCGCTTCGTAATTTTCATTGCGCACCGCCTGGTTAAGGGAATTCTCCAGGGCGGGAAGATCTAACTTATCTTTTATTTTGTTTTCCGGCTGGGATTCGAATTTATACTCGGCAAATCTTTGTGAACTAATATTAGCAGCCACAGCCAGGGCATCTATCATATCATCGCTCAGTTTTAATTTTTCTGAGTATGCAGGTAAGGAATGTACAATGTCTGCAGCAATTAGTATCTCCCGGTAAAGCAGCTTGAAGGCGATCCATTCCAGGCAATAAATTCCCTTGGGCGAAAATTCGTTCACCTCGTTGTTGAACAGGAACGGTTTCCCTTTTTGCCAGTACATATTGCCCAAATAAATAAAGCTGAGGGGCAATACGGCCAAAGGGCATGTACTTTTTGTAGTGAAACTTTCCGTCTCCAAAACAGACCTGAAAATAAGCCTTGCCAAAACCTTGCTGGTCCCGGGGAAATGAAGTTCGATATTTGGTAGTAAGTTGGCCATAGGTTTAAAAGTTTATGGTTTGTGGTTTGTGGTTTGTGGTTTTAATTCCAATAATCCGTAAAATTCATTGTGGCCACATTCAGGACAAATGGATTCTGTCGAGTATTCATTAATTCTTTTACTCGCTTTTTGATTAGCTGTGCCTTGCCATTTACATTTTGTTTTGGTACACTCAAAAGCTATTGGAGTTTCACCCATTCTTGTATATTTTCTTTTTGCCATAATCTTGAATCTTGAATCTTGAATTATTGAATTATTAAATTGTTTTTTACGTAAGCTGAAAAACGTGTCCAACAAATGAATTTAATTGATAAGTGCCTAAAAAATCTCTTGGGTCAAAATCATTATCACTGATAGGATTTCCTGTTCCTATGGTTCTTAATCTGATTATTTCTTTTTCAGCTTCTGTATTAAAAACTAAGACCCATAAACATGGGATTTCGTTTTGAATTTGAACAGATAATAAAACTGAACCGACAGGAGTTTCAATTTCTTGAATATCTGTTACTTTTAAGGGGAATTTCCAAATTACTGTTTTCATTTTCAAGTGTTTTTTAATTGATTATTTATTTTTTTAGCGGGATATGCGCAATAAGAGTTGTGTATATCCTGTAGTTGGCAGCAATTAAACAACTTGCACAGGAGATAAACATCTGCCATCATCTTCTGCTAATTTATAATTCGTGTTTTTTAGAAAATGTTTCAACACTTCAATTGTATCGCATTCAAATAACTT